TCACACCTCGAGCGCATCCGCAAATTCGGGGCACTCACGAGTTAGCGCCTCATATGCCTGGAGTCCGATCCGGTCGGCACCCTTCGACAGATCCGCCTCGAATTCTATTACTCTTTCCCAGACCTTCTCAAATCTCCTCTCAAATGCTTCTTGAGAGATGAAGCCCCGGAAAATCACAACGCTCGGGGCGTGCTTACTCAGCGTGTCGAAATTATTCAGCCGGATGTAGAGTTCACGCTCTTCACCAGAGTCTGTTCTGGTGACAACCTTGATAGCCATTTCACTTGATCCTTTAAGCTGCGATTGCGCCAGCCGTCTTGATGACGGCGGTTGATCCGATTGTTCCTGATGTCGTGCAGACGTAGTACATGCTACCGCCCGAGGAGAGGTTGAACTCCTCCCACACATCCCCGCGCACGGCCTCGCCGCTTGTGGGTGCGCCTATCGTTCCGGTTCGCTTGCGGAAATTGCTGGTCGCGAGGCTAGCCAGGCCCCGGCCTATGTAGGTCCCGCGCGGCGTGACGTTCCAGCCAGCACCCCAAGGATGACTTTCATCTGTGAAGTATGCTCCGACGTTATTAGCGGGGCTGCCCACGAACCAGCCCCACAATCCCGCCTGACCGAGGCCGCTGCTAGAAGGTTTGAATTGCATCACGGCGGGGCCGCCAACAGCACTTGCACCAATCGAAATCGGCTGGTTTATGCCGCCAACAGTAACTAAATATTCAAGTCCCTCTAAACCAAATCGGCTTGACGACATTATCATTCCGAAATCGATGTCGGCTCCGCGCACCGCACCGCCATGGACGTTTCCAGTTCGGGCGCCACCCAAAGTACCTCCATCCACGGTAGTCCGACGGGAGAACGAACACGGATGCCCAGGTTCAGAGTAACACCCGTTAAACTTTGTGTATGCATTGGGGTAAACGGTCATGTAACAACCGTTTGCTCCTTGGGCGTGAGTCCCATTAAAGAGTGATCCAAGAAATGATTCGTCGACGAAGCAGTATGCACTTGAAGAATGTGTATAAACGTCGTTTATTTTAACGATATTCCCGTTTACCCCCATAATTACAACGTTGTTCTTGTTCCCGAACGAATATCCGTAGTTCAGAACAGACCCGTTCACATTTGCCGCGCTGCCTGTTGGGGTGATTCCTGAGCCACAAAGCAGAATTCCTGCCCCGGCGAAGTCTCTGGTCACCCACACGCCGTCAGTACGAAACCGACCGGTCGAGAACACACCACAGTCGTAATGGCCGACTATCGCGCCCGTTGCCGCCGTGGCGGCCCCGACACCCAAGGTTAGCGTGGTTGTGCCCCCGCCTGAAATTATCTGAGTACGGAGATCATCGGAATATTTTATGGACGCATTGGGCACAGAGATCGTAGGCGCGTTGCTAAGAACGACAGTCCCATTGGAGCCGCTGTTAGACGTACTGACAACATAGGTTCCAGCTGGAAGTCCTGCGCCGACGATATTCACCACCATGCCAGGGCACATTCCCACACTGGCGGAGTTGCCAAATCTACGGCAAGTGATCGTTGGATTTCCGGCCTCACAATCAGCTTTGGCAACATTAGGATTTGCAAGATCATTGGTGTAGCCGGCGCCATTAATATAGATAATTTGGCCGTTTTCAAAATCTCCCGGCGCAGAAAGCGTTAGGATGCGGGTGCCCGCAGCAATCGTTCCTGTTACGGTGTTGGTGTTCTTCCCACTCGCCCGAGTATCAATATTCTCTATGCACCAATCAGCAGCGCGGGACGTGAACCCGGCACTTGAGCGACCGATGAATGCGGTCACCCCAGCGGGAACTACAACAACGGAATTGTTACCCGACGAGCCGGTCGCTCCATCACCGTAGAAGGTGACATTCGTCTCTATGACGGTGGTCTTCGACTTGTAATACTGCCCCACCACGCGGATGCGCCCGCCCAGCAGCCCGAGAAAATCGCGTGCGTCCTCGAGCGCCTGCCAGTTGTCGGTTGCCAGCTCAGGAAAGCCATTCCAATCGGCAACCGCACCGAACTGCCGAATATCAACGACGTCCCCACGGACGAGCTCCCAGCCGGCGCCGTCGCCGGAAAAGAACCCGCCCGGCTTGGCGCCGTCACCACGTCGATAGAGACCCTCGCCGCCAAAGCCGGGCGCAGCAAAGCCGCCCGTCAGAAGATGCGTCAACGCGGGGCCGATTAGCGCGATTTCGGCGGCCGCGCGCGATGAGATCGGAACCGGGTTGAGCGTATCCTTGGCGTAATAGTCGCCGATCAATCCGCGAAGAAAACTGTCGCCCAATGCACGAAGGGTCGCCTCCAAGGAATCGGCGGAAATGCGCTCGAGGCGTTCGCCCGAAAGATCGACATCGAGCTGGTTGCTGTCGCGCCGCAGCTCCTGCAGCACCGTGCCTTGGCGCGACAGTTCTCCTTCGAGACCGTTGGTGGAAACCGAACCGCCCCGCGTCACATCGGTTGAGCGTTCGTGAAGCCGCCGGGAGATCACAACGGCACGCTGACCAAAGGTCAGGGCCGGCGAAAATCGCACGGTGAAATCGTCGAAAAGTAGGCCGGCCAACTTGGCGACCGTCACCGGCTCGAGCGCGAAGTTTCCCGTACCGCGATCGACTTCCGCAATGATGTCGGCGGGATCCCAGATCTTGAACGCAAACGGCCCATAGGTGGCATTGCCATCGCCAGCAATGGGGGGTGAGGCGCGGAACGATCGGGGCAAAGGATAGGGATTTGTCATGCCGGACCTCGCTTATGGTCCGGCTAGAATGACTCGCGCGACAGTCGCTTAATTGCCGACGCCTAACGGTTCGTTATCGCCGGCGCGCGGGCGAGCTCGGTCTGTCCGGGCGGCCACCAGTATTCCTGCCCGGTCTGCGATTTCAGCTGCGAAGCCTTCGCCTTGAAGCTCTTGTCGGCGTCGGGATCGACCAGCCATTGCAGCTGGTCGAGCATCAGCCGGCGATAGGCGCCGCGCGTTGCCCACCAGGACGAGGCGACCGGCGTATAGCGCCCGGCGAAATTGACCGCCTCGCGGCCGAGCTTGGGATCCTCGCCGGTGGCGAATTGGATGGCGTTGCCGACGGTGAGCTGCGCGGCATCGTCGAGCATGGCGACGCCAGGCCCGATCAGCGTGCCGGCAAAGCCCTGGCCGAAGCGGTTGCTCGAGCCGTTGACGAAGTCGCCGAACAGGCCGAAGCCGCCGCCGGTGATCATCGCCTTGAACCAGAAGCTCGGCGCGCTCATGTCCTCGAGATCCTTGCCGTCGGCGAGCGACTTGATCTGGATTGCCATCGCGCCGCCCAGCGTGACGCTGAGCACCATGGCGCTGGCATAGGTCGCGGCCGAGCCGCGGCCGCCGGACTGGCTGGCGAGGATCTGCTGCAGGGCTTCCACCTGCAGCGTCGTGAAGGATAGGCCGAAGCTCTTGAACTGCAGCGCGAAGTCGATCGCCTCGCCCGCCGGCGTGCCGCGCGGCAGATTGCCGGTGACGAAGCTCCGCGCGTTCGGCGTGCCGGACGGCACCGAGCGTTCCGACCAGCTGGACGTCAGCTCGGCCAGTTTCTCGGCGACCTCGCGATGCCGGATTGCCCGGAGCTCGGCCTGCGCCGCCGGATCGACGACGGCCTGGCTGGTGTCGATGTAGCGGACTTCGCCGCCCCGCCGGGCGATCTCGGTCGGGGTCACGAAGCCGGCGGCATCGATGCTCGCCCGCATGATCTCCCAATCGTCGGCATTGATGCCGAAGCCTTCCATTGTCTCCCGCAGCCGTCCTGGCAGCGCGGCAAAATCCTTGCCGGCCTCGTCGGCGAGCGTCGACTGCCAGGCGCGCGCCTCGACCAGCTTGCGGCCCGTCGTCAGCGGCTTCAGGCCAAAGACCATCATCGAGCGGTCGACCAGATATTGCGACCAGTTGTGCCCCAGCATCGGGCCGACGAACCGGGCCTCTGCTTCGATCGTGTGAAGGTAGTCGTCCCATATGACGCCGGCGCGCACGATCTCCTCGCGCTTCGATGCCTTCAGCATCGTCAGCATCGACCCGAAATCCTTCATGATCGGCAGCCCGGCCAGGCGCCGCGACGCCTGTGCGATGAACGGATCCGTCGTCGCCGCGACGACGCCGGCGGCGCCTAGCAGCGCCGAGTTCATCACATTCTTGACGCTCGCCGTCGTGGTAGCCACGCCAGACGCCGCAGAGGGTCGGCCGCGCAATTCGGCAAACAGCGCATTCAGCCGCCACTCGGCGAAGGCGCCGGGTTCGGTGCCGCGCGCCCATCTTGCCGCGTCCCGCGCCACCTTCGCCAGTGACGCCTTGCCAACGTCGCCTTTGGCGATCTCGGAGCGCACGCCCTGGATCATCCAGTCGACCATCGCCGTCGGATTGGGGCCGAGCTCCTCGAGCATGGCGATGTCGCGCGCCATGCCGTTGACGTGCCGGAACATCGCCTGCACCGGATCGCCGTCGCCGAACTTGCCGTTATAGGTCAGCCAGTCGTCGGCCGACTTGAAGGCGATGAAGCGATGATCCTGGCGTTGCGAGGCAAGAGCGCCCTTGCCGCGACCGCCGGCCATCTTCGGCGTGTGGTGGGCCCAGCCGTTGGTCGTGATCGTCTCGAAGACATGGTCGAGCGCCTGGTCGATGCCGTGCGCGCCGACGGGCTCGCCGGTCAGCGGATGGCGCATCTTGTCGGGGTCGACCAGCGGGCGGATGAACGCCTTCCACTGGTCGCGCCCGGCCTGACGGATAGCGAGGCCGTTGTGCGAGTGCGGCAACCCGAACTCGTCAAGCTTCGCGATCGCGCCGCCGGCGTTGTTGAAGCGCTGACGCAGATCCTCGAACACCGACGACAGCGAGCCGGCGAGGCCCTTGGCCGTGGCGTCGCCCGACGCCTGGCCGTGCAGCTCGCGCACCACGTCCTTGATCAGCCCGGCGGAGGCGTTGCGCCGGCCCGTCACCAGGTCACGCGACACGGCCGTCATCAGGTCGGTGAGCTTGCCGTGCGCCATCGACAGGATCGCTTCCTGGCGGCCGCGCACCGAGCTGGCGCCGGCGTAGCCATAATGCGACAGCGTCTGCACCGCAGCCTCGTACACGTCGGCTTTGCCGTTCTCGTCGCGATAGTCGAGGATCCGGCCTTTCAGCCGCTGGCGGGCCTTCTCCGTCAGCACGGCGCGGCGGCGCTTCTCGATCGCCTGCGCGCGCAGCTCGACCGCCAGCTCGTCCTGCGCCGCCTTCGCCGCCTGGTCGTCGCCCAGTTGCGCCCGCTTCTGCGCGAATTTCTGCTCAAAATCGCGATTGAGCGCCTCGCCCTCGTCGCGCGAGATCGCGCCCTGGTCGATCGCCGAATTGATGCAGTCGATGAAGGGCATGGATCAGCTCCGGCAGGAATCGACAAGGTCGGCATAGTCGCCGTCGCGATCGGCGCGGACAAGCAGATCCTCGCCGGTCGCATAGACCGTCTCGCCATCGCTCGTCTTGCCGTCGGGGATGACGTCCCAGATCGAGGCCTGACCTTCGGCCTCGAGCTCGGCCATGGTCGGCGGCATGTCGCCGGCGAGCTCGAGCGCGTCGGGCGATGCCGGTTCCGGCGCGACATCGGGTCTGAGCTGCGGCTCGGGGGGCGACAGAAGCGATCGCAGCCCGTCGCGCTCTATCAGCGTGCTGACGTCCGAAACGAATTGACGGGCTTCCCTGGCCGCGGGAGACCCCTGCGCGAAGCGGACCGCTGCCGCGTTCAGCGCGTCGGAGATCGGGCCGCGCGTGCGGGCGAGCTTGTCGACGATCGCGCCGACCGTCTCGGCCGTCACCGCGCGGCTGGCATTGCCGGTATTGTCCAGGACGTTGCCGGCGGCCTCGATCACGTCGGCACGCTCGGCGAGCAGGGCGAACAGCCGCTTGTCGGCCTTCAGCGTCCGGATCGCCTGGTCGAGCACCTTGACGCGCTCGCCGATCAGCGTCTTCGTCAGGTCGAAGCTGCCGAACATGTCGACCTGGCTTTCGTGCCGCACGCCCGACGCGACAATCTCCTCGAGCAGCAGCCGTGCCGCGCGGTCCGACGCCGGATCGAACTTGGCGAGATCGGCGATCGCCGCCGCATGCAGCGCCGGATCGGCGATCAACTCGCCGACCAGCGCCGCCTTGTTCTCGTCGACGACGCCGTTGACTGCCATGCCCCATGCGTCGTCGGAGAGGCGCGCCAGGCCCGTCGCCTTGCGGATCATCGGGCCGGTGGTCGGCAGCGCGTCGTCGAGGATCTCCGGGCGATCGCGCATGATTCGGGCCGCGTCGATCGCCTCGCCGGATCCTTCCTGCAAATTTTTCTTGGCGGCCAGCGCACGTACATCCTCGGCCGTCCAGCCATCGGCCTCGCGGAACAGATAGCCGTCGAGCCGCACGGTCTCGTCGCCTTCCGCCTTGATGCGCCGCGCCAGGCCCATGCGCTGGTGACCGTCGGCGACATAGCGCTTGCCGTCGGCGCGTTCGTGCACGATCACCTTGCCGGACGCCGTCGGATCCCACGACTTCACGCCGCGCAGCCGGTCGGTCACGCCGGCTTCGTCGCCGCCGCCCTTGTATTGATAGGTCGCTGCGTCCGTCTCGAGCGCGTCCGGATCGAAGCGCTCGAAGGCGACCGGCTTGTCGCGAACCGACAGCGACCGCGCTGGCGCCGGCGTCGCCTCGGACAGGATAGGCACTTCCTCTGCTGGCCGCGGCGGCTTCTGCACCGCACCGCCCGGCGCCGGACCATCCGCCTCGAGGCGCTCGATGCCCTCGCGGATCAGTCGCGACGCCTCGTCGGCCGTGATGCCGTCGGGTACCGGGCCGAAGCTCGCCTCGTCGAGCGCCTGCTGCTCGCGGGCGACGTCGAAGACGCGGGTCTCGAAATCGTCCATGTCGACGCCGAGCCGATCGGCGACGACGCCGAGGTCGCCGGCCTGCGGCTCGCCGATGATCACACGCTCGAGCGCTTCGCGGCCGGGCGCGTCCGTCACCTTCAGCGCCCGCGCGGCCTCGCCGGCGCCGCGCACCAGGCCGCCCAGCGCGCCGCCGAACAGGCCGGCGAGGCCGACTTGCTTCAGCGCCGGCACGATGCCGCTTTCGAGACCGTTCTCGGCGCGCCATTGCTGCGCGGAACTCTGCACGACGCCCTCGACGCCGGCGTTGATGATCGCTTCCGTGGCGATGGTCTGGCCGATCCGGCCGAGCACCGTCCGCGCCGTGCCGGCGCCGCCGCCCAGGAATACGGTCGCGATCTGCAGCGGATCGCGCAGCGCGCCGCGGAACGAACCGGCGAGCGTCGCGGCGACGCGCGACACGCCAGTCATGTCGCCTTGCCCTGCCGTGGTGAGGCGCGCCTCTGCAGCCGTCACGACGGCTTTCGTCTCGTCGGCGAAGTCCGGATTGAACAGCGCCGCCTGGTCGGGGAACTTGCCGGACAGCTCGCCCAGCTGGCGGTTGAAGTCGGCCAGCGCCGTCGCCGCATCGCTCTGGGCGCGCCGGCGCGTGCCGAACGGGTCGATCGGCACCGCGAGCGGCCCGCCGGCGATCGCCGCCGCCTTGGCGGCCTGCAGCGGGTTCTGCAGCTGGACGCCGGTCGCTTCGTGGATCTGCGCGATGCGCCGGTCATACGCCTCGAGCGCGGCATCCTCGCGCGAATAGGTGTTGTCGATGAAGGTCTGCGCCTCGTCGGTGGCCGCGTAAAGATCGCCCATCCGGCTGCGCGTCTCGTCGTCGAGGAGGTCGCTGGCGAGATTGCCGTATTGCGTGGCGAGCCACACCGACGGCAGGTAGCCGGCGGCGCCGTCGCTGAGGCCCAGCCGCTCGCCCGCGAACGTCATGCCGCGGCCGCCGACGCCGTCGGGGCTTTCCGACAGGAGCAGGGTCATCGATAAGCTCCCGGCACGCGCGGCTCGAGCACGCGGCGCATGCCGTCGAGCGCCAGGACGAAGGGCCGCCCGTCGGCGCCGCGGATCCACTGCGGATCGTCGGAGGCGGGATCGCCCGCAGCGAAGCGATAGCCGCCGGCGACGGCCACGGGGCGCGCCGCCTTGATGTCGGCGGCCGAATAGGGCTTGCCGTTCTCGCGCACCGGCGGCGCCGAGAAATACGGTCGCGCGCCCGGCCGCGACCGTCCCATGTCCTGCGGCGCGAGATCCTGGTCGCGGATGGCCTCGATCAGCTCGCCGAAGCGATCGGCCCGGATCGTCGGCGGGACGATCGTCCGCGACGTCTCCGACGAAATGAAGCCGGTCGAGCGACTGACATCGGCGAGGCCGCCATACTGCACGCCCTTCTCGAAGACCGCGCCGGAAGCTTCCTGCAGCGCGCGCTCGAAGATCGGCTTGATGTCGTCCGATTTCGGGTCGACGCCGAGCTGCACGGCGCGCGCCTTGGCGATCGCATGGGCGGCCTCGAGCGTGCGGTGGCCGTCCATCGGCACGCCGACAAAGGCGTCGCCCAGCGTCTCGGCCGCGACCTGGTTGCGCAGCTCGAATTTCACCGCCGGATATTCCTTGCCGTCCGGACCTTTGCCGTGGCCGGCAATGACGTCGCGGGCAGCCGCCGCGGATCCGCCACCGGCGAGGATGGCACCGGCTTGCTGGATCGCCGGCGCCTCGTCGCCCAGCTCGGCCAGCAATGCGCCGGCGCGGCGTCCGGCGCCGGAGATCAGGCCGCCGGCGACTTGCGCCGCCGCGTCTGGATCCTGCGCTGCCAGCGCCTTGATCGCGGTCGCCTCGCCGGGGCGCAGATACTTGGCTTCCACCCCGAAATGCTCGGCCGCCGTGTCGGCCTTGATGATCCGTGCGCGCACCCTGTCAGCCACGGCATAGGGATCGGTGCCGGCCTCGAGGATCGTCTCGTCTTCGGGCAGGATGCCCTTGGCGACAGCGGCGCCAATCGGATCGCGCTTCACGTCGGTTTCCATGCGCGACAGCTCCCGTCGCGCGAAGTCCGCCGCGCCGCTGGCGATCGCCGCCGGATCCTGCTCGAGCTTGCGGACATAGTGATCCGCCTCGTCGAGGCTCTTTTCGCGGATGATCCGGGCGGCGCCGATCTTCTCCATGGTCTCGTCGACGATCGCCGCACCGCCCGGCGCCGTCTTGCCGTCCAGCATGAAGCGGCCGATCGCGTCGGCACCGGGCTCGATGCCGCGCGCGGTGAACTCGGCCAGCTGGTCGCCGCGATCGGCGAGCGCCTTGGCGGCCTGCGTCCCGGCGGTACGCTTGGCCGATTCCTGCCGCTCGAGCGTCGCGTCGATCACCGACCAGCCATCGGCGTCGACGCCCTCGAGCGTGCCGTCGACGAAGTCCTGGCGCATCGTCTCGCGCAGCACGGCGACTTCCTCCGGCGTCGAGAGCGCGGCGCCCTGTTTGCCGTAGAAGCCGACGGCCGCCTCGCGCCGCGATCGATTCTTTGCCTTGAAGGCGTCGTCGGCGTCCATCACGCCGCGCGCGACGGCGCTGTCATAATGCGCGTCGACCGCCTGCTGCGCAGAGGCGAGCGCCGCGCCGGCGTCCTCGTTGCTGGCGTCGAAGGTCTCGATCAGCCTTGCCTTGCCCTCCTCGAACTCAGTCGTGCGCTCGAGGAACTCGAGCCGCGTCGAGATCTGCTCGCGCTGTTTTTGATCCGACAGCGCCTGGCGCCGGTAGGGCTGCGCCATGCGCTCGAAAGCCGTCTCGTAATCGGCGGCGATCTCGGGAAAGACGTGATCCTCGCGGTGGACGGTCCGCAGCGCTTGCAGGCCGGTTTCCAGGGCGGCGGGATCCGCGCCGAACTTGTTGAACACGGCATCGATATCGGCGCGCATCGTCGAATCGAGCCGCTCGAGATAGGTCCGCGTGCCGGCGGCGTCATAGGCGCGATCGCGGATCGTGAAGCCGCCGGTCGGGCGAAACCCGCCAGCGCCGGAGCCGGAGATCTCGACGACAGCTTCCGCAGGCGCCGCCGCATCGGCGCCAGGCGGCGCCACGTCGCCGCCCGTGGCGAGGGCCGTCACGGCGCCGGCAGCGCCCTGCGGCGCCGGTGCCGCGGCATCAAGCGCCGTTACACCCGCGGGCGCGTTCTGCGGCGCCGGTGAGCCGCCGCCGAGGGTGGCTGCCCATTGCGCATAGGCGAGACGGTTCGACCAGCCGTGCCCGGCGCGAGGATTGCGCGCCGAGTAGCCCTGCGGGCGCTCGAAATGCATCAGCGCTTCGGTGGCGGCCTCGAGCGTGCCAGCGCGCTGCAGGCCCGTCCAGGCGGTCTTTTCCCGCGTCTGCAGCTCGTGGACGAAGAAGTCCATCTGCAGATCGGTGTCGCGCCAGTTGGCGCCGCGCTTGCTGGCGAAATTCTGCAGCGCCGTGCGCCGCTCCTTGCGCCACTGCCAGATGCCGGACGACGTGCCCGCATCGCCATTCGGACCATCCGCCCGCAAGGCTGATTCCTGGCGACCGTGGCCGGCGGCGGCGGCTGCTGCGACTGGCGACAGCCCGCGCGCGATCAGCCCGTCGCGGACATAGCGCGCGCGCGCCGTGAGATCGCCCGGAGCCGCAGTCGAGGCGGCTGGCGCGTAAGCCATGGGCGATCCATCCGCCGCCACAGGCACCGGCAGGCTGCCGTCGATCGTCGCACCGGCGGGCGAGCCGGCGAGCCCGGCCGCAAGGCCTGCCGCGGTGCCTTCCTGCTCGGCCAGAAAGTCACCGACCTGACCGGCGCGACCAGCGAGCCGGTCGAACGCCGACGCCACGCGGCGCTGCAGTCCGCCATCGTCGCGCTCGACGCCGAGCAGGCCGTCGGCAAGCAGCGGATCGACTTGGAACTTGCGATAGCCGACGCTCTCGGTGCGCTGGTTTGCCATGGTCTCAGCCCCGCAGGAGGATATTCGACGCGCCCTCGGCGCCCTGACCGAGATCGGTCAGCAGGCCGGCGCGGCGGGTCGACTTGGCGCGAGAGCGATAGTTTGCGGCGCGCTCGGTCAGCCGCGAAACCCGCGTCTGTTCGGTGCCGTTCGCCGTCTCGATGCCGAGATCGGCTTCGCGGAAAGCTTCGCGCCGCGCCTGGCTGGGCGTGCCGAAGGAGAGGTCGACGCCCGAGGCGGCCGTGGCGACGTTCTGCTCGCCGATCGCGTCCATCATCGCGCGCTTGATCGAAGTGCGTCGCTCGACGCCTTGCAGCGTCTCGAGCGCCTTTTCGCGCTCGGCATCGCCGGCGGCCATTTCGAGCGCGTCGGCTTCGGTGTTAGCCGCGCCGATGCCGGCAAAGACCGATAGCGCCGTCGCCGTGCCCTGCAGGATCGAGGCGATGGTCGAGCCCGTGGTCGCGGTCGCCGCCGCCGTTCCGGCCGCCGTGGTGCCGGCGGCGGCCGGAACGGTGGCGGCACTGCCGCCGCCGATAAGGGACATGAAGGCCGACGCAACCGCTACCATCAAAGTTTCTCCTCGAACGTCACGTCACGCACTCTAAGCGGGCCGGGCCGGCGTTGAGTGATCACCGCCGTGGTATCGAGAACCGTCCCGGGGATCCCCGCTACGGTTACCAGTTGCGTTTTTGCCGGCATCGGCGCGTCGACGGGGTCGGCCGTGGTCAGCAGCGGGACGTCGATCGGCGGGGTGTCGTTGGCGCCGATCGCGATCGACGTCGTCGCGATGACATTGACCTTCAGCGTGTGGATGCGGCCGGGGCGGCGGGTGATCGTGTCATCGCGGTTGACCTTGACGCGCGGCATGGACTGCCAGACCGGCGCCACCCATTCGCCGACGGTCATCGTCTCGCCCGGCCAGCCGGTGGCGATCGCGCCGCCGGAGATGGTGAAGGGGCCGATCGTGTAGCCGCTCGCCGTCTCGGCATAGACCGTCGCGCCGTTGGCATGGTGCAGGCCGGTGACGACGCCGGCGCCGTTCGACACCTTCACGGCGGCCGAAAACAAATACGTGTCCGGCGACAGGATCTCATAGGCGAGGCCGTCGGCGCGCTGCACGACCAGCCAGAGCCGGTTCGACGCATCGACGCTGACGGACAGGACTGGCGCGCCGACGGAATACTCGTAGAAGGCAGTGATTTCCTGGTCGCGGATGACCGTCGCGCTGATCAGCCGCCCGTCGGCGCGCAGCATCCAGAGCTTGGTGGCGTCGGTGTTTTCCGAGCCGCGCTGCAGCGCCGTCATGACGATGTTCTCGACCAGGTGGAACGCAAGGAGCGATTCCATCCGCGCCGTGAAGGCCGACGAGATGTCATCATATGCGGTCGAGAACAGCACGCCGCCGCGCTGGCCGACATAGTAGATGCGGTTTTCGATCTCCACCGGCACCGTGCCGCGTGCGAGACCGTTCTCGGTTGTCTTGACAATGTTGAGCGGCTTGTCGCGCTCGATCACCCGGTCGGTGATGAAGTATTCTTTTTCGTCGGTGAACAGCAGGACATACTTGGAATCTTCGACATGCAGGATTTCTTCGGTCGAGTTGGTCCGGATCGCCTCGAGCTTGGCGCCATCGGCGCGCTGCGCCTCGGTGTTGACGTTGAAATACTCGCCGACCTGGCTGAACAGCAGGCCCGACGGCTTGGCGCGAAGCGCGGCGTAGAGCAGCCGGTCTTGAATGATCGTCGCGAAGCCCGGCCAGCCGCGCGACGCGGAGATCGCCGGCTCGCCTTCGGTGTCGCCGATGACGGAATGCGCAGCCAGGGCCGACGCCTCGCTGGTGTTCACGATCTGCGCCGACAGATCATATTCGGCGCCGGTGAAGTCGCCGCCGAAGGTGATCGTCGCTTCCATCGAGTTGCCGCCGGCAGAATTGGCAGCCGTAACGGTGACGCCGACGCCCAGCGACGGAAGATCCTCAAGGGCCGCCTGCAGCTCTGCGGCAAAGGCGGGGTAGTCGATGAGTCCATCGTCGCCCGTCGTTGTGACCGGCGCCGTCGTTTCCCCATCGACTGTCAGGGTGACGACACGCGCATCGTTGTCTTCCGCCCAGCGGATATAGACGATCCAGACGTCAGACGTCTGCGCGTAAACCCCGCCATAATCGACGTCGGGGATCCGCTCATAGGGCCAGGAATCGACCGTCCAGACAGCGTCGCTCTCTCGCAGGACGCGCACGCTTTCCAGATCCTTGTGAAAGATCCCGATCGTGTCGGCCTCGGCATAGATGCCGGCCTCCGCGGCGATCGGCGCCGTGATGGCCGGAATCGATACGATGGCGACCAGGACGAAATCCTTGAAGATCTCGAGCCGTCCCGGCGCGATGCCGATATGGAAGCTCTCGGTTCGCGAGCGCTTGAGCTTGAAGAACCGCGGTGCGGCGCTGGCCGTTGAGAGCCCGATCCGACGAGTGCCGTTGATGTTGCGAAACCCCGCCTGCGGGATCGGCTCGACGTTGAGATAGCGCAGCCCAGCCGAGTAATATTGCTTGATGTCGACGCGGCCCGCGAGATCCTCCGCCAGCTCGCCGGCGTTCATCGACTGCTGGCCGGTTCCCGGACGAGCGACCATCAGGAATACCGGGCATCAGTGAGGGGATCGCGCCACCGATTGGCCGAATCCGGCGGATCACTTGCGACGTTCTGGCTGATCAGCCGCCCGAACAGGCCGCCGGTGCCGCCTTGGCTGGACGTCCCGAAAGCCTGCTGCCAATAGGTCGCCTCGAGATCCTGGTCGGACTGGATCGGCACCGCCAGGGCGCCGGCGAGGGCTGTGGTGAAGGCGGCGCGGAAGGCGGGATCCCAGATGGCGGGATTGACCTCGACCTTGCAGCGGGCCCAGACGTCGAGAACGTCGGCAAACAGTTCGCCGCCCTCGATCGAAAATTCGCGCAGCGGCGCGTCGCGCCGCGGGTCGGAAAGGATTTTAAGCGGCTCGCCGATGCGGTTGCCGGGCAGGCCGAAGCGGTAGCACCAGCCGTTCTCCGGCTCGAGCTCGATGCGGGTCAGTCGATAGGTGGCCCTGCAGAAGGTCCAGTCGTGCAGGCCGAAGCAATGCGCGACGAGATCCGGCCAGACCGCGTCGACCTTGCCGGAAATATGGTTCTCGTCGTCGATCGAGAAGGTTGCCGCCTGGCCGAGCTTGATCAGCGCGCGATTAACCAGCGTCGCTTTGTCGATCACCTGCTCGTCCATGGCGGCATCCCCTCGATCGAGTGCTTAGGCGGCCGTGGCGACGGTCACGACGCCGGCGGCCACGTTGGTGACGATCAGGTCGAGCATCGCCGGCGTACCGTCGACGGCGACAGAGCAGAAGATCCGGTCGCCCTTCTTGAGGTTGAACTTGGTAAGCCCGTCGTTGAAGTACCCAGCGGCGTTGATCGTCGCCGCCGCTTCCGTCGTCGAATAGGCGTAGTGGTTGGCCTGGTTGCGGGAACCGCGATCGCTGGTGGCGTAGCGCGACAGTGCCTTGATGTTGAGTGCCATGGTCGGCTTCTCCTCTAAGGGATGGGGCGGGACCGGCGGCTAGCCGCCGGCCTTGATGTCGGGATGGATCAGGCGACGCGGGTCGGGCGAACCTGCGCCTTGACGCGGATGCGCTTGACGCCCTCGGGCAGGATGCCAACCGAGTTGCCGGAGAGGCCCACCTTGGCGAGCATCGGCGTGCCCTCGTAGTCGGCATGCGTGGTGATCGAGGGGGTTTCCTGATCCCACTCGGCCTCGTTGCCCATGGCGTCCGTCGCCCACATGAACGTGTCGATGTAGCCAGCTGTGCTGAAGCCGTTGCCAGCGCTCCCGGTGCCGTAGGCGCCGGTGCCGAAGACGAAGTGCTCGTCGGGCAGCGTCATGATGTGGATGCCGCGCCAGGTCCGCTTGCGGATGGCCGCCGACTTGGCGAAGGGCAGATCCGCCGAGCCGATATAATCGGCGTTGGCAAATTCCTTGTACATCATGAACTGGTCGAACAGCGCTTCCGTCACCGGCCACCAGACGTCTTCCTCGGCGCCAGCGCCGCGGATCTGCGAATGTGCCTCGAGTGCGTCGAGGAGATCGATCGCAGCCGTGCCGTCACCGATCGTCTTAACTTCGGCGTTGCCGGTGGCGAAGGTATTCAGCGCCTGCAGCTTGAGATTGTCGCGCTGGCGACGGATGGCGTTCGACAGCATCTTGCCGACGGCCGCCTGCTCGTTGGGGCCCTGCTTACGGGCGTCCTGGACGCGCATCCAGGCCGAAGCCTCGAAATCGCGGATGGACACCTGGACCATGGAGAGATCCGGGTTGGTGTTCTGGATCTTCTGGATGGAGCCGGAGAGCTCGTAGGCATCGACCCGGCCGATGACCGGGAACTTGATGACGCCGGCGCCGCCGTCGCCGCGGGCCATCGTGCCGTCGAGATAGCCGCCCATCGACTGATAGCGGGCGCGGACCATGTCCCGGATCTTTTCGCGGTACCAATTTGGAGCTTGAACGGTCATTGGGGAAAACCCTCTGGGATTGATGATTGGACGAAATCACCGAGGGCCGATTAGCCGGAGCCGCGACGGGTCCGGTGAAGGATAGCCGTCGCTCTGTCCAGGTCGCTCCCGTCCGGTAGCAGCCAGAGGATGCACCGGGCGGGAGCCTGTTAAATGATCTCAGTCGCCGGGCAGCGTCTTCTGATAGTCGGCGTTGAGCTGGTCGAAACTCGCCTTGTTGAATTTCGGGCTGGCCGGGTCGTTTTCCGGCAGCGCCGAGCGGCGCGCGAGCTCGGTCCGTGCGTCGTTACCGCCGCCGCCATTGCTGCCGCCATTGGTCGGCTGCGCATTGCCGTCACCGCCCAGCTGGCCCTTGAAGAACTCGATCGCCTTGATGCCCTTGGCGCTGTCGCCGAGCATCATCGTCATGTGGTCGGCCGATTCCTTGTCGAGGCCGCGGGCGACCATGCTCTCGACCCAGCCATGCGCGTCGTTGATGCGCCGCTCGACCGCCGCATCCTGCTGCTGCTGCGGCATCGATGCGGCATTGTCCGGCAGCAGCGCCTTGCGCTCGGCAGCGACGTCGATCGGCGCCTCGAGCACGCCCATTTCGGAGGCCTTCTCCATGTAGACCCCGAGCAGGCCGTGCAGCTTGCCTTTCGAGATCCCGAGTTCCTTGGCCTTGTTGGCGATGTCATCGAACAGCCCGTCGCCCTCGAGCGTGTCGAAATAGGGCTTGAGTTTCTCGTCGACCTCGCCGAACTCGCGATAGGCGGCGATATCGTCGGGCACGCCGTTGTCGCTGTCGCGTTTGCGATAGCCGTCGACCGCCTTGAACAGCTTGTCGATCGTCTCGCGATCATCCTTGCCGTGGTAGCTGTCGGCTAGGCCCTCAGGGCGATAAGGCCCGTCGGCTGCCGCGCCAGCGCCCGCAGCCGCTGCCGCTGCAGCCGCCGCGGCGGGATCACCTTCGCCGGCGCCGGCGCCAGCGCCTTCGCCGGTGCCGGCGGCGCCAGCTGCAGCGGCAGCAGCCGCCGCGACAGCAGCAGGATCGCCACCGGCGCCGACGCCGTCGTCAGGACTGCGCAGGATGCGGTCGAGCAGGTTCTTCATGTCAGCCTCACTGGTTGTCGATCAACTCTTGCCCGCGCCGGATCGCCGCGAGGATCACCTCGCCGACCCCTTCGATGCCCTGCCGGTTCGCGGTCAGGATGGCGGTTTCCTCGAAACTCTTGCCGGTGGCACGGAACGGCTGCCGAAGCGTGATGTCCATCAGCCACTCGATGACCTCGCGGCCCTTCTGCGAGTTCAGCCCTTGCGCCAGGTACATCGCGACATCGTCGGATGGCTGGTTGTGGACCGGCTGCTCCGGACGCGGCGCAAACATCGCCTCGAGACCTTCCCAGCCGCCGCTGGTTGCCTGCTCGAGCTGGTCGATCGAGCGCGCCTGGCGCGGTCCGTATGCTACCTGTGTCATTCTGCCATCGCCTGTTCGATCATCTGGGGCGCCGCCTCTTGCATAGCGCCGGCGGCCATCAGCTGGAGCTGCTGCTCCTGCCGTTTCGCTTCGATATCGGCCCGTTCCTCCTCGGTCGGGATCAACGACTTGTCGATCTGCAGGTCGTCGCCGATCTTCTCGAGCACCTTGTTGATGTGGGCGTAGAGCCCGATGCTATCCGGGCCCGCAATCGCCCCGACCATCTCGATGTAATTGGCGATCGAGGCGAGGCGCCCGGCATTCATCGCCGCCTGCATCGGCGACTGCACGCTCGTCGCGATCAGGAACTGGTCGACGTTGAGCGGCATCGACAGGAAGCCGGCATCATAGAGGATCTCGGCCACGCGCGGCACGATCACCGGCATGATCTCGTTGGAGAGCCGCCCGAAAGCGCCGATATGCGTCTCGGCCTTCTGGCGCAGCTGGCCGACGATCTCCGATGCCGAGCGCGGCGTGCCGCGCTTGTCGGCGATGCGGTTGTCGAACAGCGCCATTTTGATGTCGTCGCGCAGATTGCCGATGATCATCGACGCGACATCGAGGCGCCCGCTGGCCGGATCGATGCGGGATACGTCCGGACCGAGAATGCCGCCGGTCGACTGCATCGGCCAGAACTCGCCCGGGCCGACGCGCACCGTGTCGGGGTTGAACGTGCCGCCGGCGCGGTAGCCCCAGATCCCGAGCATCTGGATGGCAGCCGCCTTCAGCGCCAATTCCTGCGCCTTGTTCAGCGTCTTGATCGACGGCAGTGCGAGCAGCACGGGCCCGCGGCCATAGGGCTCGCCGGGCACGCGGTAGTAGCGCGGAATCGCGATCGGCTGCGTCCGCGACCAGCTCTTTGCGATTGGCTCGACGCCCTCGGCGATGTAGGCGGCGAAGGTCCAACCGAACTGGTTGCCGCCGGTGAGCTTCACCCAATCCTGATAGATCGTTACGACGGTGCCGGCCTTGCTGACGTCCTTGAAACCGTCGGGAAACTTGCCGTCCGGAAAGGCGTCGATCACCTGTTGGTGCTCGAGATCCTGTTTCCAGGACACCAAGTTCGTGCGGCCGCTCATGTCGATGCCGATCGCGATCTCGTCGAACGGAATCGAGACGAACAGCACCGGATTTTGCGCGTCGCCCTTGATGGGCAAAAGGGCGCCGGTGCCGACGCCGAGATCGATGCAGGTTTCGTGCAGGCTCGTGTCCCAATCGCCCGTCTGGAAGAACGGGTGCATGGCGCTGCCGACCTTCTCAAGCTCGCGGTCGAGCTTCACCGCGCCGGCGCCGAGCTTCAGCCGCGCCAGGGCGCCCGACTGCAGCGTAAACGGCGCCTGGCCGGACGGGAACAGATCCTGCTGCAGCGAGCCCGCGAAGTGCATCGAGCTCATCGTTGCGGTCATATCGAAGATCCGGTCGACCTGGTTCTTCGCCTGACCGTCGCCGCCGGGCCGCCGATGCGGAATCGCGTAATCGTAGGCCTGGCGATAGAGCGTGTCCCACGGGCCGCGCTTCGACCAGATCTGCCGGCGCCTGACGACGTGCCGATCTTCCATGAATCAGCCGCCCAGCGTTGAGGCGAGACCGCCTTCGGCCGTATCGGACAGGAGCAGGCGTCGACCGCGCGGCGCGCGCCGCGATGCGCCGCTGGCCTTGCTGTCTTCGTTCAGCGCCGCCAGCTGGCGATCATTGGCGATCGACTGCAGCTGGCGTTGCTCGGCCGCCTGCTTCTTGGCTTCGTCACCGCCGCCACCCCCGAAAAGTTTCGCCGCCACATCACCCATCGCCAACCCACCTCAATTCGGTTTCGTCCTCGCCGGTCGGAACAAATCCGGCCAGGCGGTGCATCCGGCGGCGGGTGCGATCTTCCGGACCGACACGCGCAAGGATGACGACGCCATGATCGGCGAGCGGGCGGAGCATTAACTGCGCCAGCCGGATCAATCGCCGCATGTGCGGCCGCGCCGCGCGCGAGATCCGCGTGCAGAGCTCCACCCGGTCCGGTGCCTCCGGGAACAACCAGGCGACGGCGATCGGATCACCCGCCAGGCGGATCGACACGGAATGGCTCTTGCGATGCTGCAGGACGAGGATGCGCCGGCGCGACGATCGGGCCGCCAGCGTCAGGACGTCGAGGATCGGCGCCGGCGTGAGGATCTCGATGTCAGACACTGAAGACGTCGAAGTCGGCGCGCGCCTTGCGCGACGAGATCGGCACGACCTTGCTCGGCCGCCCCTGCTGCGCGGCGTCGGTGATCGCGCCCGCCCGCCCGCGATGGCCGAGCGTCAGATACTGCCAAGCGTCCTGAATATGCGAGTAGGAGTTCTTTGCGACGGCGAGGCGATCGGTGGCGCCGGCGCTGGCCATTTTGGTCAGCTTGTAATGGGCCGCGAAGCCGCCGATCGTGACCTCGCAATCGGACGAGACCAGCAGCCGTGGCGTGTTGCCGTCGATCATGCCCGATAGATACCAGCGCACCGAATCGTGGCGCAGGCCCGGCTCGTTAGACGGCGCTGGCATGATCGATACGTTCAGCGCCCGCGCGACGATCTCCATGTGAGACAGCTCGCCCGCCTGGCGATCGGCGCCGTAATAGGCCGAGGGATCCGCCCATGCCTCGGAGATCGGGAAGCCGGCAAAGTCGGCGAGCAGCACCTCGAGGATCATCGTCGCGAAGCGCGTCGGGCCAGTGCCGGGATCGGTGCAGATCTCGCGCAGCATGCGCAGCTGGCCGTTCGGCATGAATTGGCCGATGCCGCAGGCCGGCGAGCCCCCGGCGTCAAGGCCGAGCCCGATCGGCAGCCCGCGCACCGGCGAGAGCTTCTGATCGGTCCGATGGACGTTGATATTAAACTCCGGATAGACGGCCTTGCCGTCGGTGGCATAGCCAGGCAGGCCGTGCACGAACCGGCGCACGTCGTTTTCCGTCATCGTCTGCGACTCGAGCTCGTAGGACGATCGCGGCTTGCCCACGCGGTTCTCGGCATTCGGCGACAAACCCGACGGCTGAGGGTGCAGGACATAGCCGGGCTTCTGCTCGGCCTTCTTGGCGTAGCCGGTGAAGCGCAGCGACCAGTTGCCGATGTCCGGCGGGTTCATGTCGGCCCAGACCATACGCGGCAGGATGACCTCGCCTTCCTTCGGCTCGAGCCCCATCAGCCGAAAGCCCTCGGCCGCGGCCTTTGACACGCGATCGAGCTCGCTGTCGGCGATCATCGAGACCGGCGGATAACGCCCGGTACGCTGCAGGAACATGCCGGCGACGCGCTCGTCGAACGCATCGCATTCGTTCATCCACCCGGCCGAGATCTCGTAGCCCTTGGTGAAGCTCTCGATCGTCTGGTCGCCGATCGCGCCCGTCTGCAGCGTGAACTCGACCTTGACGCGGCTGTTGTCGCGGATCGTCTCCCACTCGAGCTTGTGCGTCACCGGCCGGTCTTGGCCGCCGGCGTAGCTCTTCGTCCAAGGATGATCTTCCGGAAATGCTTCGTGCCACGATTCCAGCGCCGTTCGCGCAAAGTCTCGATAGGTGGTCCGGATACAGGCGACCTTCATGCGGATCACGCCATCCCGGCAGACCGGCATGAACTTCGACGCCAGCAGCGGCCCCTTCATGACGCTGCAGACCGTCTTCCCAGACCCGGCCGGGCCCATGATGATGTCGATCGGCCCAACCGCCTGGAGGAACTTCGCCCCGACCGGCCCCGGCGGCCCGTATCGCTGAATGTCGATGCCCATGACCCTTGGCCCTCTCGTGACGGCGCAACCCGCCACCCGATTCAAGGCTACTGAGTTTCCGCCACCGTTGAGTGAGCCAGTCCGGATCTCTGGTGTGTGTGAGAGGCGAGCCCCCGGGGGAGGGGTGCGCTTCGCGGTTTTGAAGCCTCGCGCGGGCGGGCGCACGCGCACGCGAGGGGAGGGGGCGGGGTCCGGCGCCGCACCGGCCACCGGCTGGCGCCGGCGAGGCGAGGCCGTCGCCGAACTGCCTCACGTCCGCCAATGATTTTCAATGATCGGCGCGACGCTCGAAACGCCAGCGATTGTAACGACTTGGCCGAACCGTGAGACACCACCCGCCAGCGTCTCACGTCTCGCCGTCGCTATCCCCTTGATTTCGTTGAGCCTGCCGAACCTGCCCGGTCACCGACATGAACGCGTCGCCCGCGGCGCCGCCGGCGGCCAGGTCGCCGACCAGCAGCACGCCGAGGCGCCGCTCGGTGACGTCGATCTCGACCGGCCGCTTGCTCTCGAAGTACGGCAGCAGCTCGGCGTTGGCCTTGAGGATCATCGCCAGCGCTTCCGCCGGCGTGCAACTCTCCTCGACGAGCTCGCCCTCGCGCGGCCCGCTCTTGGCGCGGTAGGGCGTCGACAGCTCGGCCGCCAGGTCCATCGGATTGGCGCTGGCGATCGCCGCCAGGTTCTCCATCGGATGCCGGTAGCCCTTCGCCAGCAGGTAGTTGCGCATCGCCGTGGTGCGCTTGTTGCTGGCGCCCTTCGGCCTCCCTCGCCCTTTGGCGCCTTCGATAGTATCCGCGACATAGCTGACAGGCCCGGCGAACAGCGAGACGCCGAACAGGTCCGCGTCGTCGCCATCGTCGGCGCCCTCGAGCTGCGCCGCAAGATCCGCAGCCGCCTGGTCGACCGTCGCGCGGATACCGGCAGGATTTCCGTCCTCGATCGGCGCCGCGGCGCCGCGTTCCGGATCCTGATCTGGCGGTGTGTGTGCCACTGAAAGCCCCATATTCCGGCCCTTTCGGGCGCCTCGCTCTATTGGACCCGTTTTTTATTCCGGTTGACTGGCAATCCGCCGAGAAGCCCGGTTCAACCGGCGTTCAACCGCCATTCGGCCAGCGTTTCCATAGACTTATATACCTACGGTTGACGGTTGTATGGTTGAATGATCCCTCGCATATGCGCGCGCGCGCACACGAGAGCATCAATAACCGGTCAACCGTTCAACCGATGGATTAAGCTGTTGATTGTGCTGAAGGTTCGCGGTTGAACCGGGTTCAACCGCTGGTCAACCGTTCAACCGGATGGCGCCGCCACCCCCATGCCCGAACGGGACAGGCGCAACCGTATGACGCACGCGCCCTAGTTAAGTGCTCGCGGCGCGAAGCGCGGGCCGCAGGGACATGCGCAAGCGCTTCGCGCCGCGAGTTCCGCTTAGATCTCTTGGGCGGCGGAAAGAGAAAACGCCGCCGACCGACACAGCCAGGACGGGCGAGGGATCGGGATCGAGAGGGTTGCCGGCGCGAACGAAAGGCGGAATATGTTCCTCTTTCGTTCCGAAGGAGAATCGCGAGTGGCCGTCAGGAGGATGCAGGACCTGGTCTTCACCATCGAGCAGTGGACGGCCGACGAGGCGGCGATCGAGGAGAAGCTCGCAGAGGCGTCGAACGCTGTCGTGGCACGTGCTGCATTCACCGCCGCCTGCAGGCAGCGGCCGACCAGCGTCATCCTGCTAAGGCACGGGATAAGGGTGGTCGAGGCCCAACGGCCGGGCACGGGACGCTAGCCGGCGATCGCCAGCGCCGCCGGCGTCAGTTGGTGGAGTCAAAGCACGCCGGCAAGCCACACGGCGCCGCCGACGATCCGCAAGAGAGGTAGGGAGTACGCCATCACGCCCCACACGAACCAGGCGAGGACGACAACGAAATTAGCAAGGCAGATGGTCGAGCGGACCGACTGGGAAGAGAAGGACAAGGGCATCCTGCGAGGTGAGATGGCGCGTCGGAAAGCTGGCGGCAATCGGACTCGAGGAGACAGAGCGGAACCTGCGCAATAAGGTGAGCCGGGGGAAATTCACCGCAGGATTCTTGTTACAATGCCTTACTGCCATCGGCACATTATCGTTGCGGCTAGAATAGCGGCACTTGTCCTCTTGCTAGGTGCAGACAACGCCAGTGTCGCACAGGAACAGGAAACCAACCCATCCGAGACAAGCCAACCCAATGGACAAGAGGACGCTTCCACCAGCAGCAAGGTACCATTTTCGATCCCTGTTTCGATTATCGAAGGCCTTGGCGAAAGAGAGGCCGCCCAACGCAGCGAAGCAGAGAGAGAGCAGCGTGAGCGCGACGATCTGATAGCCCAAAAACTTGCGGCTGATGCCAGTTCGAGATCGGCTGAAATCGCTTGGTGGCAATCCGTCTGGTCTTTCGTTCAGACGGTTTTCATATTCATTGGCACCGTCGCTCTCGTTTGGACGCTGATAGAAACTCGTCGGATGATCGCCGTGGCCGACGAGACGCTTAGGGTTGAGAGAACTGCCGCCGAACTCGAATACCGGCCTATTATAACGATTGATGGCGTTTACATTGAGCCCCCAAGCACCGGGATCCCCGCCGATCACATACATCACCTCGTCGGGTTCACCATCACAAACCAAGGCAAGACACCCGCGTGGGTCACAGAAATAAAAGCTTTTCGTTACTACAGCGACGATGACTTTGTAACGGGTATTAAGTCTGAAGAGATTTTCTGCTCTGATCCAGTTTATAGAATGGATAATCCTTACAGGCTGCTTTTTGGCGGTCGTCAAGAGAGCTTCATTATTGCCAACTTGAATTACCCCCATTTCGAGCGCGCGCGAACTCATGTGCCTGAGGAAGTGCTGGCACAGCATGCCGAATCCGCTGTCACTAGTGCTATGCGGTTCGACAGTAAGCTCGCATATGTTGCGTGCGTAGTCTGCTACAGGTTCGGAATCGGGGCAGACGAACGCCCATTTAAGACTGCGACCGGTTTCTCCATCCGCCCCGCATGGAACAAGGATGGCGGATTTGTTAAGTTCACCCAAAATCCGATAGCTGCCTTCGACAGGATGACTTAAGCCCAGCAAAATCAGAGCGACCACTGCCGCGAGCGCGCGCACCGCGCCGCATGAGAAGACGTCGACGACGCGGACAGCCGGCCTCGAGCTCATGCGCCGGACGTTAGCTTGTCATACTCGACCAGGTCCACCAGCAGGCACCATTTCGTCGAGCCGTTGATCTTGATATTGTGCAGCCGCTTGTCATCCTTGCCGCCGCGCCGCACGACCTCTTTCGGTCCCTGTTTGAGCGCGATGGTCCAGCCGCCGCCCTGAAACTCCGTATCGCCGAAGATCCTTGCCAGCTGTGGGCCGCTGGAAGGCACCGCCAGCGCGTAGCCCTCGCACGGGTCGCCAGGCTTGCGCAGGCCGAGCCCCGCGGCCGCCAGGCGTAGCCGTGCGTCCTCGTAGTCGACGCCGCCGTTGCCGTCGACGAGATCCTCGATCACGCCGCCGACGGTCAGCCGGTCGCCGCCCTTCCATGCCTCGATCGAGGAGCCGAACAGCTGGTCGAGCACCTTCTGCCAGTTGTCGACTTCCTCGAGCCGGTCCGATGTCGTCGCCTCGGCGATCTTGTGGCCGGTGGCGGCCATTTCGGTGATGTCGAGCCCGGCCTCGCACATCGCCTCGTCGCCGAGCAGCAGATGCGCCGCCGCGAGGAGGGTGCCATAGGTTGCCTGGGCGCGGGCGTCCATGCCGCCGTCATGCAAGGCGCGCTTCCACTCCGGCAACAGCCGCGATCGGAACGCCGTCCAGCCGTCCATCACCTGGCGAACGATCATCGGCCCGTCGGCCTCCGACAGGTCGATCGACAGCGCCTTGCGGCTTTCGTCGAGGCGCGACAGGTTGAGGATCGCCATGCGCGAGCGGTCCTGCGCGCCCAGCGGCGGCGGGTTGATCGCCGAAAACAGGAACGAGTTGCGCGCCTGGAACTCGACGCCTTCGTGATCGGCGCCGCCGCGGAACATCGACGAGCCGGAATAGGCGATGCGCGCGAGCTCGATCACCGACTGCGCCTTGGTCGACCGCGCCTTGTTCTCGAGCTCGTCGACCGTGACGGCCAGCGAATCCTGTTTAACCCGCTGATAGATGCCGGCGGCCGTCGTGTCGGCTGTGGCATGCAGCGAGCGGCCGAGCACCCGCGTCAACACGCCGTGCAGCGTCGACTTGCCGACGCCGCGGCCGCCGACGGTGAAGACGATCGGCCGCTCGTCGAGCGCGCCGCCCATGTAGGACGTGGCGAACCAGCCGAGGAACAGGATCGGGTCGATCTCCGGCCGGTCCCATGACCAGGTCTTGAGATATTTGAGGATCCGATGCGCCGGCGTCGTCTCCTCGGTTACGACGACCTCGCACGGCCGCTGCACTTCCGGCGCTCTTGTGTAGAGATAGCCGTCGAGCTCGCCCGGCCGCGCCGCCATCAACTTGCCGCCAGCCTCGGCCGTCCAGAGATATTCCCCGGAATGCCAGACGAAGCGGTCGCCGCGATCCTTCCAGCCGCCGCGCCCTCGCACGCGGTCCTTCGGGTCGAACAGGCCCTTGCGGGCGCCCTCCTGGATCAGGCAGTTCATCGCCTTGTCGCGCTCGAGGCGCTTGACCACCGCCGGCAGCGGATCGCCCTCGGCATCCTTGCCGGGCGACGCCTTCGCCGGCCAGGCCCAATAAGCATAGTTGAGCTGCGGCGCGAACAGCTTCGCCAGCACGGCCGCGTCCCATCGCTCGATCGCCATCAGCTGGCCGGAAACCGAGACGCAATAGGTCACCGCGTCGGTGTGGCCGAGCACCTGAACCGGGCATTCGGGCGGCATCTGGTCCCACGGGGCGCCGGGCCACTCACCGGCCTTGACGCCAGCGCGCGGCAGGTTCGGGTCCGGATCCTCGGCGATCGCCCGTTCCTGCAGGCGCCGCGCCGCGTCGAGAAACGCAGCCTTGGCGTTCGAGACGCCGATCCGGGAAACGGGTTTCTTTGACATGCCACCGCATCAGTTGAAGTCGGATAAAAAAGGCGGCGCCGCGCTGAGGCAGGCGCCGCCAGGTGCGGCCCGCGGGAGGACGTGCGGGCCGATCGGTCAGACGACGCGGAGGACGCGATCCGCCGCCGGCGCCTCGTCTTCCGGCAGGTCGGCCGCCATGCCGATCGCCTGCAGGTAAAGCTCGAGGATCGCCTCGTCCTCGCGGTACTGGTCGAGGCCCTGTTTGCGGATCGAGACGAGCCGACGCAGCGCCTTCTTGTCGAAGCCCTCGCCTTTGGCCTCGGCATAGACGTCGCGGAGATCCTCGCCGATCGTCGCCTTCTCCTCGTCGAGCCGCTCGATGCGCTCGACGAAGCTGCGGATCCGATCGGCGGCGACGAAACCCTCGCTCATGACGCCCAGCCTTCGAGGAACTTGGACAGCGCCGCGTGGAGTTGCCCGGTTTCGCCGGCGGCGTCTTCCGCCATTACATCGGCCTCGATCAGGATCTTCGCCGCGTCGGCGAGCTTCTCGAGCGTATCCTCGTCGACCTCGCCGCCCTCGCTGGCGACGCGCAGCAGGACTTCCGTCGCGACGCTCGCCTGGTGTGCCGCCGCGAGCAGCTTCTCGCGGCGAGCTGACATGGCGCCGGCGCTCATGACCGCGCCGCCATCATCCGGCCGAGCTCCGACAGATCCTCCGGCCCGTCGACCGCCTCGAGCGTCGTCTCGTCGGCCGCCACGCTGAAGCGCCGGCGCGGCGCCTCGATCAGCCGGGCGAGGGCGGAAGCCTCGCGGCGCTGCATCGCATCGACCTTGATCAGCACGTCGCGAAACGTCTCCCATGCCGCCCGCGCCGCCGGCGAGAGATCCGGCCAGGCCGTCGCCAGCGCCAGCGCCGGCGCCCCCTTCGCCGTGTGGCCGTACAGCGCTTCCGTCGGCGCCTCCGGCCAGGTCCGCACGAACGGCACGACGACGAGGATCAGCGCGACATGCGCGTCGAGCGCCGCCGTGTCCTCGTCGCAGAACCAGCGATCGCCGCCGGGCTCGATCGCCGGCGTCAGCGCCTCGTACACCGCCGTTCCCGCGTCATAGGCCGCCGACGGCGCGCCCGTCGCCAGCTCGAGCGCGTCGACCAGCGTCTGCATCGGATCGGCGATCAGCTCGGCCCATTCCTCGGCGCTCACCCCAACCGGCGGCGGGCCCTTGACGGCGGTCGGCTCGACGTCGTCGAGTTCGTCGGAACCGGAAGCTTCACCGGTCACGTCTTGCGCAGCGGCGCCTGTGGGATCCCCGTCGCTCGATCCATTTTCCGCTGCAGGTTTTCCAGCCTCGCCGTGGTCGGCTCCAGCTCCGGCAGTGGCAGCAGCATCGGATACCTCCGCAGCATCGGCGGCAGGTTTTCCGCCGGCGTTTTCAGCCTGGCCGCTTCCCGCGGCGCCTTCTTCCGGCTGCCCGCCCGCATCCGGCCCGGCATCTTGCAGCACGCCATCGCTCAACCCTTCCTTCTTCTCGAGTGCGGCCAGCTCGGCGCGCTTGGCGTCGATCGCCTCCTGGATCGTCTCGTCGCCCCAACGGCCGTCGACCTCGATGCCGAGATCCCCGGCTTCCTTCACCAGCTTCTTTGACTGCCTCGCCATGGTCACTTCCCTTGTTGCGGCACGTAGCCGTCGTTGAAATCCTTGCCGACGGCCGAGCGCATGACTTCGACCGGCTTGTCGTGTTCGGAGAGCTTCGCCAGCACCTGGTCGAACTGCTCGAGCGCCGTGCGGCTTTGCCAGTCGTTGTCGGCCGCCACGAACACCATCGAGACGCAGGGCAGCCACACCGGCGCCGCGCCCATGCCGATCAGCGAGCCGCCGGCCCACACGCGCGCGTCGGGCACGGCGATCGCCAGGCTGAGACCGTCCTCGATCCCCTCGCAGAGGATCAGCGGCGCCGGAATCGTCGCCGTCTCCGGCGGCAGGCCTTCCGGCCCGTGCGCGATCCGGATCACCGAGCCCATCGCCTCGCCGAACATCAGCTTGGGCGACTTCACCGGCGCCTTCGCCGGCTGCACCGGATCGAGGAAGGTACAATGCACCCCCGTCACCAGGCCGGTCGCCGAGCGGAAGGCCGAGACGATCGCCGGAAATTCGGGACCGGGCGCGACCTTCTGCCGGCGGCCGCCCTCGCTCGACCAGCGCGCGCCCTTCCACCATTCCAAGGCAGGGGCGACGCGGAACGTCTCGCGATCCCATTGCGCGACGTCGGCGAGCGGCACGCCGCGGCCGAGCGCGAAATAGCGATGCGCCAAAAGCGCGGCCGCCGAATCCTCGACGATCGGCGCAGCGCTGTCCCACAGCCGCCGCACCGCCTTGCGCCGCTCGGCCGCCTTGTTCTCTGCCTCGCGCTGCGCGTCGACCCGGCGCTGTTCATTGCGGGCGGAAAAGTCGGCGCGCTCGCGGGTCGACATGCGCGTCAGGCCCAGCCACTCGCGCGACCAGTCCATCGCCCCCTTGAAATCCGTCGCCAGGCAGTGCGCGACCAGGCCGACGACGTCGCCCTTGTCGCCCGATCGCCAGTCGATCCAGGCGCCGACGTCGCGATCGAGCGCGATTTTCAGCGCCGGATCCTTGGCCTCGTCGCTGGTCGCGGGGTTGTGCGCCACCCAGAACCGGTTCTCGCGGCGTCCCGCCGGCAGCATCGCCTGGCAGAGATCGAGGATCCGATCCTTCAGCCCCGCCTTGACCTCCTCGACCTCGCGGCGATCGCCTACCATCGACGCCCCCCGACGAAGCAGATGCCGAGGACGCGGGCCCGGCCAAGCATGGCGTTGCGGGTGCGCTTGGGAAAACCTTCGGCGAACAGGATCTCGGCCGCCTCGCGTGCATTCTTGCCGGCGCCGGCAAGCTCGACGAGGCGCGTGGTTTCCTCGATCGACCACGCGCCTTTCGGCAGCTCATAGGTCAGGCCGACACGGTCAGGCCGCCGGGCGATTGTCATCGCCGCGCTCAGCACCGGGAATTGCGGCGCCACGCCGCGCCGGCGCGCGACGTGGCGCGGATAGCTCGGGTCGACCTTGAAGCGCTCGGCAATGTCAGCGCCGCGCTCGCCGGCCTCATAGGCCGCGGCGATTGCCATCTTGATCTCGTCTGACAAACGCGGCGCACCCATCACGCCACCTCGAGGAGCGGACAGGCGGGCACCGGACGCGGCGCACCGAAACGCTCGGCATCGTCCTTGCGCGTCATCGCCTTGCGGCTGGGCGGGATCCAGAGCGGCGCGCGCGGCCGCGCCAGGGCGCCGCCGTCGTCCTTGCGCCAGATCAGCCAGCAATAGTCGGTCAGCGTGTCGCCGTCCGGCTCCCAGCGGCCGCGATGCATCGGCACGCGCTCGACATAATAGGCGATCTGCGTCGGCGGCGTGTCGCGGTAGAGCCCGGCGAACCGCCCCTTGCCATGCAGGAAGGTCGGCCGCACCAGCATGGCGACGCCCTGCCGGGCGCGCTCGAGCGACAGTCGCGTGAATTCCAGCGCCTTGTTGAAGGGCGGGTTGGTGATGATCCAGCCGGCCGCGATCGGCGTCTCGAACATCTCGTCGAGGAAGTCGCGGCACCCGCCATAGCCATAAGGAAAGACGTCGGTCGCCACGACGGCGCCGAACGTCTCCTCGAGCACGGCCGCCATGTGGCCTTCGCCGCAGGCCGGTTCGTGAACCGTCATGCGGTTGCGGCCGCGCATGCCGAGCCCGTGGCGCAGGAAAGCCCGCGTCGCCCAGGGCGGCGTCGGGAAATAGTCCAGCCCGCCCGGCGGCTCGACCCGGCGACGGGCGATGGCGCGCGCGCCTTTCAGGGCGGGCATCATCGGGCGGATCTTTCGGGCGCGTCGATTTTCGCGCGGTGGACGGTGAAAGTGACGGCCACGACCCACGGGTTTGCGTTCCAGCCGTAGCCGCGCTTGGCGTTCAGGCCATCCCACAGCGTCCGATAGCTTTCTCGAGGATCAGAGAAGTGGCGCTTGGCGATGTCGTCACCGCGCAGATAGTCGTGCCAGCCCCACGCGCTCGGCATTCCCGCTGCGTAATCCTTTTTGATGCCCTCGGCGATCGCGTCCGCCTCGCTGATCTCCTGCAGCCGCTGCACGCGCACGTCGGTCACGATCAGCGTTAGGAGCGAAGCCCAGCGCGGCATGAACATGCCTGGGCGAAGCTTTCCCGTGAGGCGAGCGCGATCGTCGTCTGCCTCGCAGGCGATGTGAGCGTGGGTCGGGATGTCGCGCGGCGGGAACCTGTCGAACGCTGCGCCGGTACGCCACGCCTCGCGCACCCACAGGCGGTCGCCGACGGCGTAGCCGGCGCGCTGCATGGTGATGACGCCGCAGCCGTCGTTGCCTAGCGCGATGCGGCCGCATGCCTCGTCCTCGTCGAAGTGGAGCGAGGCCGTGCAGAGTAGGCCGGGGCTCGTTTCAAAGCTGTCCGGCTGCGGATTGAGCACGCGCCGCGTCTGCGTCTTGCTGCCGTCGAGCAGCGCGCGGACCATCGGGCCGGAGAAAAGGATTGGTCGCGCGGTCATAGGGCACGCCCCTTGATGAAGGCGAAGACGGCGAACAGCGCCCAGCCAGTGGCGGCCAGCCAGAGGCCGACGACGAGCGTCGCACCCACGGCGACGAGCGCGGCCAGTGTCGTGATGAACCAGAGAACCTGCATCACCACTCACCCCCGCTCATCAGGCTCGCCAGCTGCTCGAGCTCGGCATCGAGCGCAGGATCGGCGTCGCGTTGGTCCTCGACCGCCTTCATGGCGACGCAGATCGCCGCCGGCGTCAGCTCGAGCGCCCGCGCGATCTCGGCGGCGCGCACGTTCAGCCCCTGGTTGACGACGGCGATCGCCCGCCGGCGGAAATCGGCGGCCTTCAGCCAGGCCGGATCGTTGGTGGCGCGGCGCGAGGGATCGTGCCGCCGCACTTCGGCGGGATCCTCGCCGGCGCGGTGGCAGACCAGGGCGAGCGCCGCGAAAAAGCAGGTACGCACCAGGCGCGAATGTTCGTCCGGCTGCGCCGCCGCTCGGCCAAGCCGCCCGGCCGCCGCGCGAAGCTTCGCCAGCATGGCTGGGCGGGGCGTCACGCCAGCGTTGACCAAGCGCCGGTAGTGTTTTTCAGAGACCCCGGCGAGCCCGGCGAGCTGCTCGCGCGAAACGCCAGCGGCCAGTCGCTTGGCCTCAATCTGGAACAGGGGAGATTGTGCGTTCACGCCGCCTTCTCCTCGATCAGGGCGGCGCGGATCCGGGTACGCGTCAGCGGCGACGGGCCCGGCTTGGCGCGCAGCAACAGGACGTTGTCGGAAAGCTCGACCTCGATCAGCGTCACGCCGGCGGTCGGCCATTCGGCGTTGATCGCCGCCACGATTGCGTCGACCGCCGCCGGCTGCTCGGCCTTATCCAAGGGCAGCTTTTCGCAGAGGCAGACCTCGATTGCGGTCACGTCAGCACCTCGTCGAGCGCCGAGATCAGCGCCTCGCTGGCGCGCAGCCGCAGTTCGGCCCGGTAGCGCGGATGCCAGTGCTTGTCGCCGAGCGGAAGGCCCATGGTCTTGGAGCCGGATACGTCGCTCGCCTCGGCCGCGCGGAGGCTGGCGACCTGATCGATCGTCTTGGCGCGGTGAACGACCGCGGCCGCGCGAATGCCGTGAAGGTCGATCTTCATGACACCACCAGCGCCGCGAAGATGCTGCCAAGCAGCACGACCAGGCCGGCAAGGCCGGCCATTGCCAGGAAGGCCAGCAGCACCGTGCTGCAGACCTCGCCGCCGTCATCGCCCGGCATCATCGACGCAACCCCGCAAGGATCGCCACCGGCGAGGCGTCGCCGCGCAGCACCGAGCAGCGATAAAGATGCTCGGTGCGAAACCGCAGCTTGGCCGCGTCGAGCGCCATGTCGGTCATCTCGAAACCGACATGATAGCGCACGTCGTCGCGCACTTGCTGCTCGGCTTGTGCCGTTGCTTGCGCCGCCATGTGAGCGCGCGTCGCCCGCGCGGCCGCCATGTCGTCAATCGTCATCGCCATGCCAGTTCCTCCTGTTGCGCCGGCGCTCGAGCGACCGCTCGATCGCCTCAAGGCTCCTGAAAAAGAGACGCTTGATCAGGGCGCGAGCCCGCCGCGCCTCGGCGGCCAGCGCGGCGCCGACGGATCGTCTCAAGCTCATTCTCGATCTCGCTCGTTTGGCTGTTGATGCGGGCCGTGTGGGCGTCGAGCGCCTCGACAGCGAGCCGCAGGAGCCGGGCGTATTTCCCCGACACGTCGGTCATTTCGCGTGCCCGCTTGTGCAGCCGTAGGAAGTAGCTGGCCGGCACGCCGGTCTTGCGATTGAGGCGGTTGCGCACCGCCTCGTCTGTGTCGCCGGGACCGCGATACTCCTCGCGGTGCAACCGCGCCGCAAAGGCGCGCGCCTCCGCGACGGCGGGTTCCAGCCCGTCGAAGGTCAGGCTCACGGGATGATCTCCGGATGTTTTTCGGCCGGATGCGGCCGCACTTCGGTCAGACATGGTCGACCCCTCCTGTCAGTTTGGGACATGGAAGGAGAGGCGCTGCTATGATGTTCGACAGCAGGGGACGGGTAGAAGTCGGAAGCAGATACCCGTCCGCATGTCGCATGAATGATCCGCCCCATGATGAGAGGCCGCGGAATGCGTTCGCCGCGCACATATCGACCGACCGTGCCCTGGGGGACGCCGATCCGCTGGGCGAAGGCGCTCTGGGTTTCGTTGGTCTCGGAGAGAAAATCATCAAGCGTCATGCGCTCGAAGAAAGTCCAAAATGGTTTCACAAGTCAAGAGGAAAAATCCATTTCGGTGTTAGACCGAAACGGACTATCCAGCTACGCCGAAGGGATGAGCAACCTTCGCCACTACCGACTACAGGCTGGGATGAGTCAGGCGCGCCTGGCCGAACTCGCCAAGACCAGCCAGCCTCAGATCAACAAGCTGGAGATCGGGGACCGCAAGCTGACCCGCGAATGGGCCGAGCGTCTGGCGCCCCACATCAACGCGACCGCGCAAGAACTGCTGTTCGGGGAGCTTCACCGTACCTATGCGCCGATCGTCGGCTACGTCGGCGCGGGGCAGGCGGTCTATTCGGGGGCGGCACCCGAGAACGAGCGGGTCGAGGTTCCGCCCAGCGCGCGGGGCCCGGTCGAAGTGGTCGTGGTGCGCGGCGATTCGATGTACCCGGTCTATCGCGACGGCGACCGGATCATTTTCGAAGGCATCAGCCGTTCGGTCGAGGAGCTGATCAATCGCGAGTGCATCGTCGAGCTGGCGGATGGCCGCAAGTTGATCAAGACCATTCGTCGGACCCGTGATGGCCTTGCGCTGGAGAGCTTCAACGCGCCTCTGATCGCCGATCCCATCATAAGCGCCGCGTGGCTCGTGCGTTGGGTTGAGCGTCGATAATCCATTTCGGTATTGACAGATTAAACCATTTTGGATTTTCTGCCTTCGTTCTCAATAACGGAGGCTTCCATGTCCATTGCCTACACGACCGGCGGCAACCCGCCACCGGACATCCTGCTGAACGACACCCAGAAGCAGGCCCTTGATCGGCTTTGCCGTAACCGCTACCGGCGCGGCCGCAATCGCTGGGAAACGCCTGGCGACCAGGACATCAGTTTCGACGTCGCCGCGCTGCTGAAGCAGAAGAACCTTGCCGTCATTCGGCACGGCTCCGGACGCGACCGGATTGAAGCGACCGGGCTCGGCCTCGAGATCCGGCAGATGATCCGCCGCAAGCGTGGCGAACGCCGCCTGAAGCAGCGGGAGCGCTCCAATGCGGAGTGACCGGCGGGATCCGCTGCAGCAGTTCCTGCTCGGCTGCGGCCTCGCGATTGGAATGACGGCGACCTTCGGGCCACCGATCACCTGGGCGCTGCAGCGCGCCGAGGCGAGCATCGAGCGCGAGAACGTGCGCAACCAGGAGAACTTCGTGGGCTTCCGCACCGCCGCCGGGGAGCAACTGCGATGAGCGCGCCAGCACTTAATAAATGTCCGGACATTCCTGCACTTAACAAATGCCCGGACATTTCTCGTCCGTCGATCGCCGAAAAGTTCCTCGGCGTCGACGAGCTGGCCGAAGCGCTCGGCATCTCGGTCGAGCGGTTGAAGGCGTCGGCCTGGCGCATGCATGCCAAGGCGGGCTTCCCGCCGCGGCTGCCCGGTTGCGGCTGGCGCTGGTCGCGACGTGCGGTCGAGGTCTGGATCGACGCGACCGGGGTTCCCGCCAGCGACGAGCAGCGCGAAGAGCTTACGGGCGGGGCAGACAACTCGGCCCTCCGGCCGAACGCCGCTCCAATGCTGCGCCTCGTCGACGGACAGCGCGCCTCGCTCGAGGCGCGCTATGGTGGCCGCACGTGACGGTCGCCGACTATGCCGCTCGGCTCCTGGCCGAGCGGCTTGCCGTCCTCGAGCGGCTGATCGAAGCTGCCGAGGCGGCGCTGCCGAAGAAGGAGACAAGCCGGTGAGCAAGCCCCCGAAGATCCCGCTCGTCGCCTGGCGCGACGGGCGCCCGCGCTTCGTGCCGGGCGCCGCCCTTCGCGCGCTCGGCTATAAGGGCGAGGATCTCCGGCACGGTGACGGCACCTGGTACAGTGTCGGTGAGGCGACCGACTGGTCGCTGGAACGCGCGGCCGAGATCCAGCGCCGGCGCGTGGCAGATCTCACCGCCGCCAACCGCCGGCGGCCGAAGGGCGCGAGGCCCCTGCGCCAGGCGCCGGTGGTCTATTCCTTCGCGCGCCTGTTCGAGGACTGGCAGCGCAGCCCGCGTTGGGGCGAGGCGACCGCCGTCGGCAAGCGCGACGTCAAGGCCTATGCGCTCAACACCCGCAACAACTATCGCCAGGCGATGAAGACCTTCGAGAAGCACGATCCGGAGTTCTATCACGCGGCCGTCGCCGTGCTGACGCCGCAGCTCGCCTTCGGCCTGTTCGAGGATCTCTGGGAACAGCGCGGCCTGTCGTCGGCGCGCGCCGTCATGGCGACGCTCTCGGCCGCGATCTCCTGGGGCCGCCGGCGCGGGCGTGTCACGCTCGCCGGCAATCCCTGCATCGGCCTCGGCTTGACCACGCCGGAGCCGCGTGTGCGCTTCGGCACGCGCGAGGAGATCGCCGCCCTGGTCGCGACGGCCGACGCTCTGGGGCGCCCGGAGATCGGCGACATGGTGATGCTGGGGGTCTGGACCGGGCAGCGCCAGAACGATCGCCTTGCCCTCGTCGCGCACAAGACCGAGCTCGCCCGCGGCCGCCGCGTCTTCCGACAGAAGAAGACCGGCGCGATCGTCGAGATCTTCGAGGCGCCGGAGCTCAAGCGCCGCCTCGTCGCCAGCCGCAAGCGCCGCGAGGTCGCCGGTATCGTCGATCCGCAGATCGTCCTCGACGAGCGCCAGTGGCGCCCGTTCAAGGCGCACCACTACCGCCACACCTTCGGCGAGATCCGCGATCAGGCGGCCGCCGGCATCAAGCGCGAGGGATCCGACGAATGGCGCCTGGCGCCGTGCCCCTCACTCGCAGACTTTCACGATCAGGATCTGCGCGACACGGCCGTCACCTGGATGGGCTTCGCCGGCGCGACGATCGCGCAGATCTGTTCCGTCACCGGCCACTCGGCGCAGTCCGCCCACACCATCCTCAAGCACTACCTGGCGCAGCACCCCGACATGGCCGACACCGCGATCGGCAAGATGGTCGCCTGGTTCGACGAGCCGGACGAGGGCGAGAGCGAGTGA